TTGAGTTGAGAGAGGTTTTTTTGATGTTTAGATTGTTTCAGTTAGATGTTCCCCGTTCCGAGTTTGATGCCGTCAATGAGATGGGTTGGACGGAGGCGATGGAAAAGTTTCCCCGAGTTGAGGCTCACATGGCACTGACCATGCGTGGTTCCGAGGCCTATGTGACCGAGTATGATCAATACTTCCAACATGTCGCTGACATCGATGTAAACGATTGTGAACAGGCATTTTTGGTTCACAATAATCCGCATGGCAATGAGGATTACGAAAAGTTGATCACTCGCCATGCTCAACAACATTCGATGTCAGTTGGTGACATTCTCGTTGGAGAATATGGTGAAGTCTTGATGGTTGATCCAATGGGTTTCACTCAGTTGATGAGTTCTTTTGTTGGTGCGGAGGCTGCCTAATGCATACTGATAATTATCCCGTTACTGTTGCTATGACCAAGTATCATTTGAAAGGTACTTTGGAAGGTATAAAAACCAAAGAACGCATGGGTTTCATGTCTTGGGATGATGCATGTGCGTGGGCTGGTGAAGTTACCATGTCTGTTCGGGTTCCCTATGTTATTCTTGAGATGACCAACGAAAAGACTGGTCAGATGGAGGCTTTTTAATGACTCTAAGTAAAGCAGGACGTATTATCAACGCTGAGGCCGAGTTCCTTGGCAAGACATGGGATTGGGTGATGAATGCTGTCGCCACTAATCCCATGATGTTCCCCAACCGTGTCATCGAGGCACACAAGGTTTTGACATCATGATAGATTGGAAGACCGAGTGGCCCGTGAGGGTGTTCGATGAAGAGCGTAATCGTATTTTAGATGATCCATACTGGTTTGTGGATCGCCATGTAACGATTCGTAAAGACGGCACACAAGTGTTAGTCTTTGGAGTCGAGCAGATGGAGACCGAGTTGAGAGCTTTGTTGAACGCTGTAAGAAGAGGTGAAAGATGAAACTGGTATTTGCTTTGGTTGTTTTGATCAATAATTTGCCCAACAATACTGATGGTATGTATTTCCAAAATGCCGCTGACTGTAATCGCAAGGCCTTTGAGACCGAGACGGGTTTCGCTGGTTCTGGCCCAGACGGTGCTGTAAAAAGTTGGAAGTCGAATGGAGTAAACATTCGTGCGTATTGTGAACCCCGACTAGTTGATAAAGATGCGAGGGCATTTTGAAAAGATACTTCAAAGAAATAACCAAGTGGGACAAAGTTGAACACACTGTCCCCAATCACACATATATATTTGAAGACTCAAAGTGTGTGGGATACATCAAGACTGGCACTAAAGAAGAAATCATTTTTTCAAAACCTTCCCGCCAGTTTTCAAAAAGTTATCGAAAATTTGTTGAAATATTTCCTTGACTTTAGTTGATACTTTTGTTAGTATAGTAAATTGAAATTGATAAAAAAGGTATTTCATAATGAGTTCTAGTTCAAAAGAACATTTAAACAAAATTGCGGATGGCATCAAAGAGATGTCAAACCCAGAAGTTGCACAGAATATTCTTGAAGCATATACATTTATCTGGTCTCTTTTAGACCCAGATAAATTTGGTTTTTCTTGTTCTGCTGAAGTTCGTGATGAAGCTAGACATGTTTTGGGTTTGAAAAAAGTTGAGACAAATCAGTTAAACTATGCAAAATCTCTTGGTTTGGATGAAAATACTCCAGAAATTAAAACCATTGTAGATAAGTTATAATTTTTCTGCCCATAGCTCAACTGGATAGAGCATCAGCCTTCTAAGCTGAGGGTTCGGGGTTCGAGTCCCTGTGGGCAGGCCAATTTAGGAAAGTAAATGCCAACTTATAATTTTAGAAACAAAGAAACTGGTGAAGAGTGGGAAGAGTTCATGGGAATTTCTGCTTCCGAAGAGTTTCTTAAAGAGAATCCACACGTTGAAAAAGTTTTCAACGGTAAGGCGCCTGGTTTGGTTGGCGGCCATGGAGATAGAACAAAACCAGACGGCGGGTTCAAGGAAGTCCTGTCTAGAATTGCAGAAGCTAATCCAACATCAGCTCTTGCAAATGATTACGGCAAAAAGGACGCCAAGTCGGTTGCAGTGAGAAATCTATCACAAAAATATCGCTCATCTGATTAATTTTGTGTTTCTTTCTGCTATATATATTTAGAACCGTTTAGTAAGCAACAAGAGGGATTTTTTATGACACGGTTATTGACGGTTGCATTGGCTTTTATGGTCATGGCAACAAATGTGGGGTGTGCTTCAGCCTCAGGAAGTGAATATTACGAAGCAATTCGCAAGACCGCAGAAGCCCAGGCTCTTGCATCCGAAGCGAAGTATCGTGCGCTCGCACAAGTCGCTGCAAGTGGTGATGGTCAGGCTGCATCCGCAGCTGTTATGGCTATCGCACTGTCTCAAGACAAAACCGTTACCCCGCAGTACGTTGAGTCTTCCGCTCTGAAATGGGCGCAAGTTCTTACGCCTACTGTTGGTACTTTGGGTCTTGGTTTGATCCAGGCCGGTGTATCGAAAAATGCATCTAATAACGCTGCTAAAGTCCAGATGGCAAGTATGGCTAGTAACGAAGCCATTCAACTTGGTCAACAGGAAATGGTTGGTGGTTTGGTCGGTGATCTGAGTACTGGTTGGTCTACTACCGCAGCTGCTGGTGGTGCCGCTACTGCTGAGATTGCAATCGCAGGATTCAATGCACTGAATACTGCTGGTGGTCAAACTGTTGATGTCGCAGTCGCTGGTTTGAATACTGCGGATAGTATCGCAACCACTGGCATGACTACCCTTGGTGATGTTGCTACCGCCGGTTTCACTCAGATTGGTGCTACTGCTGAAGACGGTATCAATGCAACGGGTGCAGTCGGTCTTGCTGGTATGACTAGTCTTGTGACTTTGGGTACTACTGGAATTGCCGCTACTGAGAACACTGGTATTAGTCTTGGTACTACGGGAATGACTAGTCTCGTGACTCAGAATGATGCTTGGTTGGACTACTCTACAACAAGAGATGCTAACATTCAATCAATTCTTGCAGACTTCAATTCCACGATTCAACAGTTAGGTACTGATCTTGCAACACCGATCACATGTGCTGATGATGGAACAGGTACTATTGTTTGTAACTAATTACATCAAAAGTGTGATAAATAAGGGGGGTAACACCCCCTTTTTTTATGGAGAATGATAATGAAAGAAGAAGATATCAAAATACTTGAAGAGAAAGTAGAAAAAGAATTTTTAAAAAGTCAAGAACTCTTAGATAATAACCTAGAACAGGCTGAAGTAGATTCTTTATCTGAGGCTCTTGCTATAGACTATGTGGAAAAGTGGAAGGTTTATGCGAGGATGAAACTTGCAGAAAGCAATTTGGAAAAATCTGAAAATCTTCGCAAAAGTCTGACGCAAAAATTAGTCCATGTGAATGCGAACCTTGAAGTGACTCTAAAAGCATTAGAAGATAAGAAAATCGCTGTTGCATTTGAGATCAATGAGAAAGAGAAACTCAAGGAAGAGATGAAGGTATTGAAGGCAGAACTAAGGTCGCTCAAAAAACCTAAAGAGGTTTCAAAGCGTTCGGCCCCCGAAAAAAAGTCCGTGGCCAAAAACGCTTGAGAGGTTTTTTATAAATAGTGGTATGTATAGTTTTTCATCCTATTTAAATGAAGATGCCCAAGGGAAGAATCTTCACCTAGAACACCTAGAAGACGAAATTATTAATTTCGGAATTGGTGGGGCTAGGGGCGCAATTAATTTTTTACAGTCTTTGCGTGATATGCTTTCTGGTAGTTCTCGTTCCTCTGTTCACATGACAGTGAAGTGGGATGGGGCCCCTGCTATCTTTGCTGGTGTAGACCCCTCGGATGGGAAGTTTTTTGTCGCAAAGAAGTCTGTGTTCAACAAAACACCGCTACTATATAAGACAAAAAAAGAAATACAAGACGATGCTAAACTACCACAAGCATTGAAAATTCCTTTTAGTATCGCATTAGAAGAATTTAGCAAACTCGGTATCAGGGGAGTTCTACAGGGTGATTTGATGTTTACCTCTGGTTCCCTTGAAACCGAGACCATTGATAATGTTAGGTATACAACATTTCAACCAAATACAATCGTTTATGCAGTTCCCCGTGGTTCTGATCTTGACAATCAGATAAGGGCTGCGAGAATTGGTGTTGTATGGCATACCACATATACTGGCAACAGTTTGCAAAATATGCAAGCGTCTTTTGGTGCAAATATCAGTGGTCTCAAAAAAATAAAAAGTGTGTGGATGGATGATGCTAGTTATCGTGATGAAAGTGGCACTGCTACCTTTACAAAATCTGAAACTGCATCGGTAACTGCAAAACTTTCCGAGGCAGGAAAGTTATTTCGCAAAATCGATGCTGTACAGTTAAAGAATTTTATGAGATTGCAGTCTGCTTTGGAAGCTGATAGTAAAACTACTGGCGCTACACTCAAAACATACAATAACTCCAAAGTTAGGGTTGGAGAGAAAATTGCCAATGTTTCCACCCATGTTTCTGGTTATGAAACTTGGGTGTCGGAAAAGTTTGACCTTGCTGCTAATAAACTAAAGACCCCCGATGCAAAGAAGAGAGTGGAGAAAAAGAAAGTAGAAACTCTCAGAGAAATAAAAAAACATAGGGTTTTACTTGGAAATATTGTTGCTTTTCAAAATGCTCTGGTAGATGCGAAGATGATTATTGTGAGGAAACTAAATTCTATCAAACAGTTGATGGATACTTTTGTTCGCACCAAACAGGGATTCAAGGTTGTCAATCCAGAAGGTTATGTTGCTATCGATAGAGTTGGTGGTAATGCAGTTAAACTTGTTGACCGCATGGAATTCAGTTACAATAATTTCACTGCAATCAAGGCGTGGGACAGATGAGAATAAAAGAAGAAAAAGAAAAACATATCGTGTTTGCATTTGGAAGAATGAATCCGCCTACTGCTGGTCACAGTAAATTGGTAGACAAGGTTCATGCAGAAGCAAAATCGAGGAATGCTGATCATAGAGTTATAGTTAGTCACTCTCAGGACAAACACAAAAACCCGCTCTCAGCAAAACAAAAATTGAGGTATCTCAAACATGTTCATCCCCACGGAAAGTTTGAAGCATCTTCGCAATCCCATCCTCACTTTTTTGCACACCTCAGTAAAATGCACCAAGAGGGTCACACCCATGTCACAATGGTGGCAGGATCAGATCGTGTTCATGAATTCCAGAAACTTGCAGACAAGTATAATGGCAAAAAGGGTTCTCACGGATATTATAAGTTTAAGCACCTCAAAGTTGTATCTGCTGGTGCTCGTGATCCTGATGCTTCGGGTGTTGCTGGAATAAGTGGAACAAAGATGCGATCTCACGCATCTAACAATGATTATAAATCTTTTAAGTCTGGTTTGCATAAGAACACCTCTCATGAAGAGGCAAAAAAATTGTTCCATGCTACCAGAAAAGGTATGGGTCTTCATGAAGACCAAGTGAGAATGTCCTTTTCAATGTTTCTGAAGGAGTCAAATAAATGAACAGAGAGGCAGTATACGAACAATTAAAGATAGACGAGGGTGTAGTGTATGAAATCTACAATGATCACCTTGGATATCCTACTTTCGGAGTCGGACACCTCATCGTTGAGGGTGACGAGGAGATCGGAAAACCAATTGGAACTCCAGTGGACGAAGAAAGAGTCAGAGAGGTATTTGATAGAGATTTGGAGACAGCAATCCGAGAATGTGATGCTTTATACGGGGAGGGGTGTTTTCGAGATTTTCCCGATGAAGTCCAGCAGATATTGGTCAACATGATGTTTAATATGGGACGTACCCGATTATCCAAGTTTAAAAAAATGAATGAAGCTCTCTTAGAGGGTGATTGGAAAAATGCCGCAGTAGAGGGAAGAGATTCTTTGTGGTATAAACAGGTCACCAACAGAGCAGAGAGGTTGATGAGTCGTTTGGAGTCAGTATGAAAGGTTTTTTAGTTGGTGTTTTAACAACGGTATTGGTTGGGTGTTCTAGCCTTAGCAATTTAATACCAGATAAGTTTGATAATGTGGAATATGGTAATTTGGTACACTTGGGTGTAATTTCAGAAAACACAAAGGATTGTTCCTCAGACCAGATTCAACTGGCATGGTCTTATTCTGCTTTCTTGGAAAAGTATTCAGAACATACCATGAACGAAACAAATCAAAAAATCTATACACAGATTCATGATCTAACCACTGAGTTGAGAAACAGACAAGACCCGTCTGAGGGTTATTGTAGAATCAAGTGGGGAAATATTTCCTCTATAGTAGAAGAGGCACTTGCCGTAGCTGGGAGTAGAATGAAATGAGCGAAGACGCATTAATTAAGAAGTACGAACAAAAAGTCAGAGAACTCAATGAACTCTTAGACGGTGGTATGATTTCCCAAGATGAATACGAAGAACTTGTTCAAGACTTTACTGATATCGAATCAATCAGAGAAGATATTAAAGATGAGAGTATGAAAATTCTTGCTGCTAAGGTTGTTGATGCTATCTCTAAGTTAGTTAAGGTATTATAAATAGTCCTTATGGATAAGACTTTCAAAGATTTTCTACCTCTAGAAGAAGGTGTCAATGACCCTGCCATCTTCAAAGCGGTTTTCTTAGCCGGCGGGCCTGGTAGCGGTAAGTCATTTGTCGTTGGACAAACTGCACTGTCTACTTTTGGGTTAAAGACTGTCAACTCTGATGATGCGTTTGAGAATGCATTAAAGAAAGCTGGAGTTATGCAATCATACTCTTCTAGAAGAGACCCGGCGAAAAAAGCAATTACTGACTTCATCTCTAGCCCAAAAGGTCAGGCGATGCGTGACCGAGCAAAATACATAACTAATAAAAGGCAAGACCAATATATTGAAGGGCGTCTTGGTCTTGTCATTGACGGTACTGGTAAAGATTACGCTAAGATAGAAAAACAGAAAAACGCACTTGAGACTCTAGGTTACCAGACAATGATGATTTTTGTCAATGCTGACAGAGAGACTGCTAGAAAAAGAAATGCAAATCGATCCAGAACTATTGACAATGTTTCACTGGGTTTCATGTGGAAAGAAACACAAAAGAATATTGGTAAGTTTCAGAACTTGTTTGGAAACGATTTTGTTATTATTGATAACTCAGAGGGTTCAGACTATCAAAGTGGAATTATGCACGCCTATCGCAAGGTTGGTCGGTGGGTAAAAACTTCCCATAATTATATCGCTCAACGATGGATTCGTGACCAAAAACAACAGAGGGGCATAAGAGAAGACCTCCGTAATTGGTTTAGTAAAGATCATCCCAAAGGTGATTGGGTTCGTGTAGGTACGGATGGAGAAATCAAAGGTCAATGTGCAAGAGAGCCTGGCGAAGGTAAACCCAAGTGTATGCCGAGACAAAAGGCACACAGTATGGACAAGGACGATAGGGCGACTTCTGCCAGACGCAAGAGAAGAAAAGACCCCGTTGCCGATAGAAAGGGCAAGGGTGGTAAACCCATCATGGTCAAGACGGATGTCAAAGAGGCAGCAAAACTTTCTGCAGCAGAACGTCTCAATAGACGACTCAAAACTCACCACGGTATAGATTTGGAAGCCCGTCAAAAGTTTTATACGGATATGATCAAGAAAATGAAGGATACTTCTGCAAAAGCAGTTGATTCCTCAAAAACTCAAAAAGAAACATTTCAGTGGATGAAAGACCCACTTGCCAAAACTGTTCATAGAGTTCACTATAACACCGCACTCAAAACTCTGAAACCTATTATCGATAGAAAGAAGAGAGAAGGTGGCGGCAAACTCAAACACGGTATTGAATACTATGCTGCACAAGTAGCAAGAACGATTTCCGACAAGGTTGATGCTAGAACTCTGGCAAAAATGTATCAGAAGGAAGACAAACAGATTAGTCGATACGAGTGGGGAAGACCAGAAGGTACACAATACTTCAAGGCCTTGACTCCAGGCGAACCAGGCTCTACTACCAAGAAAAATCAAACCACCAACAAATATCACTACAAAACAAAGATCGAAGAAGGTGAGAATCATTCGTGGAAAACCGATGGTCACTATAAGAAAGATGGTACTGAATGGAAGGGTGATCAACACGCCCACGATGGACAAGTTATGACTGGTAAGAAACACACAAAGGATAGTGAAAACCTATATCACTTCAAAGACCTTGGCCAAAAAGCTAGACAGATGGTTCTTGATAAACTAAAAATAAAAGAACACTGTGGATGTGAAGAAGAGATGGAAGTTTTGGAAATGGATGTTGATTCTATCTTCACATCGGAAGATATTGCCGACATGGAAGTTCAAATTGACAATATGGATTTTGATGAGATGATAGGTTTGGGTATGTACGATTCAGAAGAATTAGAAGGCTTTGATTCAGCAGAAGAAGATGACGATGAAGAATCAGATATTCACGACAACGTGGACATTCTTGAAGCCCTGTCTATTCAAGGTAGAATGAAGAGGCGTTTTAACGCTAGAAGAAACAGACAGAAACTCAAAGTTGCTAGAATGAGAGCATCTAGGAGAGCCGCCGATCCTGCTAGGGTTAAGAGAAGGGCAACTCGTGGTGCAAGAAACATGATTAAGTCCAGACTTGCTAGAGGGAGAGACATGTCTTCCATGCCTCCTGCCGAAAAGGCTAGAATTGAGGCTATGTCAAAACGATTTACAGGACTGATCTCTAGACTTGCACAGAGAATGGTTCCAATCATTAGAAAGAATGAATTGAAACGACTTACATCTACCAACAAAAAACCACAGAAGGCGAAGAAGTATAAAGCTTCATCCGCAAAGTCTTCTGCTTCGGCACAAAAGGCTAAGAAATTTAAGGTGAAAAAGAAATGAAAACTTTCCTAGAATTTTTGGGCGAAGAAGGTATGAAGGGTATGACCGTCAAGGGTGGTCATAAACTTCCTGTTAGCAAAGGTGCTGGCTTAACCAAAAAAGGTGTCGAAAAGTATCGCCGCCAAAACCCAGGCTCTAAATTGCAAACCGCAGTTACTACTCCGCCCAGTAAACTAAAGCCTGGTAGCAAAGACGCAAAGAGACGCAAATCATTCTGCGCTCGATCTCGTAGTTGGACAGGCGAAAGAGGTAAGGCCGCAAGAAGAAGGTGGAACTGCTAGTGACTACTGTATTTAGAAATTTCGTAGAACAATTGGGTGGGTCTGACGCAACCACCTTTGTGGGTTCTGCTGGAGAAATTTTCTATGATCCCACCACCACTACTCTCAGAATTTCTGATGGTTCTACTCCAGGCGGTGTTATTATAAACACTGGTGGGGGCGGTTCCTCACAAACAATTTCTTGGGATTCTGGGACAAATACTCTATCCATTTCTGGTGGCAATAGTGCTGATCTAAGTTCTTTGTCAGGACAGAATACTGATTCGCAGACACTTAGTATTGCTGGTACTGATTTAACTATAAGTAATGGTAATACAGTTGACTTATCTGCATTTTTACAGACCGCAAACTTGGATACAGAGTTGGCCACCGCTACCACAATTACAGAACTGCAAGATGGTTCTGGTTGGAATCTGCCTGGCCCATATACAAATGAATCATCTGCTGCTTCTGCTGGCATTGCAATCGGTCAAGCATACTACGATAACGGTGGAACTGTTCGTGTTAGGTTGACATAAGGTTATTTAATTTATTATGAAAGTTGATAAAGTTTTAGAATATGTAAGAACTTATTTGGGACGAGGCCTCGGGTGGGAACATAGTATATGTCTACCGCAAGAAGAACTGGTGAACCTAAGAAGGTCTATTGGTGGTGTCAATTTACAGTTTGCTGAAACAGAATATCAAGAAAACAGAGATCATCTTGTTCACTGGATGTCAACTGATAATTTAGACGCATTTAAAAAAAACAAAAAAGATAAAGTAAGGTTAAAGTGTTTGGAACACTTTGGGTGGATAACCGAGAAAGGTGTTCCAGTAGCAATCAATTATAATTTAAACTCGGATGGGTTTAGAATTGATGATAGTTATGATAAAGAGGGGATTGTGTTTTATGGATGCAGTCACACTTTTGGTGTCGGATTGCCAAAAGAAAAAACTTTCTCACACATAGTATCTAAATACTTTGATTGTGCGGATTTCAACTTTGGTGTTCCTGGCACTGGATTGGATTTAGCAGTTTTACATGCTATGTTTATGTTAAGAACCGATGTAAAAAATCCAAAAGCAATTGTTGTGTTGAATCCCCCTCCTAGACGATGGAATTTTTTTTCTGGTTTTAATATAAGGTCTTGTTCTGCAAATACAATAAAGAAAAACCCAACGAAAGAAGAAATGTACAGTATGGAATATTGTTCTATCTTAAACGATATGAACAACCTTGTCCAAACATCAAAAAACATTGTTATGCTTCAAACAATAGCAAAAGAAATGAAAATTCCAGTTTTTATTGTTGATTCTGCACATGAATTTCGTAAAGAGTATAGAGCATGGGGCCACTATGAATGGCAGCTGGCTAGAGGAAATGATTCTTTTGATGGTATAAGTATGGCAAGAGATTTGATACACCCAGGCGCTGAAACTCATAAAATCTGGGCGGATGATATTATTGGTTTGATAGGCCCGTCTATGAATACCCTTAACTTTGCTTGAGGAAATCAAATGAAATGGTTAATAGAAAAAATCAAACTATGGTTCACAGAAGAATATGAACTTACTGTATTCTTCCCAGGCCCAGCGCAAGTTATGCCGGATGGTTCACGAATTGAGTCTGGGGCCCCAAAGACATATCATTGTAAAAAAATAGTAAAACTTACTACCAAACATATTATTTTTGTTGATATGGAAGGAAAGAGACACGAAATAAAAATGGTGGGTGATGTTGGGTACGATTTGAAAAAAATTTATTAATATCTTTATGAATGGATAAAAAATGTCAAAAGTTGATGTGTTACTTTTTACTGGAATGGCGGGATATGCAAATACAGTAAAAGAGTTTGGTGATGAACCAGTGTATGAAACCAGAAGTAGAACTTCTGGAACATATAGAATTGCTACCTACATAAGAGATGAGTTTGATCTTGATGTTGAGGTGGTAGATTTTATCTTTTCTTGGACAATTGAAGAACTAAAAGAACTTTGTAAAAGTAGGATTGGGCCAGATACCAGACTTGTTGGTATTGGCGGAATCTTTTTTCTTAGCGCCCCAGTAGTTCTTGAATTGTTCAAACACATCAAAGAAACTTATCCACATGTCACCACATGCGCTGGTAGTCAAGATGTGTGGTCTATTGTACAGATACCAAACATAGATTACTACGTCTCTGGATACGGAGAACTTGGTATCAAAGCAGTATTAGAAGGAAACCCCAAGTGTGTCGATCTTCAGATGTTTCCACATATGCCAGTTGTGAAACATGTTGATTGTTGGAGAACAAAAGAATACAACGCATGGCCATGGCCAATACTCTCCATCAAATACGAGGAAAGAGATTTTATCAAACCTTATGAAGTTGTTTCTATGGAGACATCTCGTGGTTGCCGTTTCAAGTGTTCTTATTGCAACTTCCCGATTCTAGGGGTTAAAGAAGACTACACTCGTAGCAAAGAAGACTTTGAAACAAACATCAAAGAAAATTACGACAAGTGGGGTCTTACAGAATACATTATTACAGATGACACATTCAATGATTATGTTGAAAAAATAAGAAAGTACGGTGATGTTGTTCAATCATTGGACTTCAAACCAAATTTCACTGGATATGTTCGTGCTGATCTAATGACCATGAGGGAAGGTGATCTGGAAGAACTGGCAAGGATGAGATTTAACAGTCACTTGTATGGCATCGAATCTACGAATCATGCATCTGCTAAAGCAATTGGTAAAGGGGGAGACCCAGAAAAAATCCTGCCTGGTATATTAGAAGCAAAGAAATATTTCCTCAAACACAATGATTTTTATCGTGGCGAAATGAGTTTTATTTGGGGACTACCTCACGAAACCAGAGAAACACTGGACAAAACATTCAAATGGATTGACGAAAATTGGTATGGTGAGGCAGTATCAATGTTTCCTCTACACATCATTAGGGATAGCGGGTTTTCGAGACCCAATGATATGTCCAACAATATGGATAAATATGGATATACAACCTTGCAACCAATAGAAATTAAACCAGTTGGGGATAGACTGGATCATATTTACAACAACCCAAATATTGCTGACTATTTTAAGTGGAGAATTAAGAAAATGGTTCCAGATGTAAACTCACCACAGTTTCAAATGGGTAGTTACCTCTGGAAAAACGAACACTTTGACTATATTGAAGCATTCATTGGCGTGCAGGAAGAAATATTTGGACACGAAAGATACTGGGATCGTGGTGTACCTATCTTTAATCAGTCAAATTGGCAGGGAGTTGGATTTACAAAGAATGATATGTTGACCAAAACATTTAGAGAACTGCCTAGTATGATGAATCCACCCAGAGAAATGGTCAAAGATTCTATAGAAGAGTACAAACAGAAGAAGTTATCTTTATAAATATATTGAAACATTAAATATTATTTTGGAGAATTTACATGCCAGTTGAAAGAAATATCAGGGATATTCTTGCTTCTGGACAGACAGACCTATTGGAAGCAGATATGTCAAGAAGACTTGATATGTTGGTCAGACAGGGTTTGATGTCAACAGGCAAACTTCCCATCCTAAAACGTGGTTTAGAAAAACTACAAATGGGAAAAGTTGGAACGCCACAGGAAAGAGATGCAGTAAACACTCTGTTGAATTCTATGATGTATATCGTTCTTGGTGACGATACGGTATTTCAACGGGCAAGACAACACACCCAAAAGAATCGCTATCAGACCGAAGAGAGTGAGATCAACTCGGCCGATGAAAGTGATGATGTAGAACTGAATGAATGGGAAACATTTTTGTTGGACATTGAAACTCTTGAAGAGAAGAATGTCCCAACAAACCCAAAATTGTGGTCTAAGTATAAGTCGCAGGCAAAATCAAAGTTTGATGTCTACCCTTCTGCTTACGCCAATGGTTGGGCCGCCAAGATGTATAAAAAGGCCGGTGGTAGTTGGAAGACTGTCAGTGAAGAAGTTGACACTGGACAGTATGATGCAAGAAAGAAACCGCAGTCCAGTGAAAAGGAAAAACAAGCTGTTTTCGACAAGCATCGTGAAAGGATGAAAAAACTAAAGAAAGAAGAAGTCGAACTTGACGAAAAGTTAGAAACAGAACGCATTAAACATCCAGTTGGCAAAAGACCCCCAGGCATAGGGTGGACTCTTAAACAGGCGGGTGAACAAACTGGAAAAGACCATAGTGTGTGGGAACGCAAATTCAAAAGAGTAAAACCCACAAACGAAGAAACAGAACTTGACGAAAAGATCGAAGACATGGACATGGGTGAAGTTATCAAAGACTTCCAAAAGTCTGATGCCCCTCAGTTTAAAGGTAAGTCAAAAGAAAAAAGAAGAGAGATGGCAATTGCCGCTAAACTCTCCAAAGAAGAGACCGAAGAGGAAACTACTGTGAACACGAACAACCCCTTTGCTGCAGCTAAGAAGGCAAAATTAGACGAGTATAGAACTAAGAACCCTGCCGCCGATGCAGAAGATTCTCGCCAACGTGCCAAGAAGGCTGCTGAGAGACTTTCTCGTAAAGTTGCAAAGACCGAGAAGGAAACAGACCCAGGCATCAAGGAAGAAGTCGAAATTGAAGAGGGTATGACTGCAAAAGATATTAAGATGGGCGTGGGTATTGCTCGTGATAAGAGATATGCTGGTGGAAACATGACAGGTGCATCTAAGGCGATGGAAAAGGTCAAGAAAGGTCTCTCTGATCATCCTCGTGTTAGGAAAGAATTGCAGAAACAGAACGAAGAGTCTCAAGAAGATTCTGTTGATGAAATCGCAGAAATGTCCTACAAAGAAAAGTTTCAGGCCATGTTGAAGAAAACTGGCAAGTCTCTTGCATCAATGTCTGACGAAGAGAAGAAGAAGTTTTTCAACAGTGTAGATGACGCACACAAGGCGAAGAACGAAAACTACACCATGAAGAACTCTTACGCTAAGTCTGGCAAGATGTCAAAGGATAAGGAATCACATGACACGGGTGGTTTCCGTATTTCTAACAAAGATGCCGCTGCTGCAAAGGATAGACTCAAGGCGAAGAAGGGTATCAGTGAAGTTGCAATCGCTGGTATCAACGCACCTTCACAGGGTGGTACTCGCAAAGAACTTCTCGACAAACTTAGAAAAAATCCAAAAGACACTAAACTTGCAAACTCTGCTTGGAAGGCTGGTGCAACTAGCAAAGAGATCAAAGGTGCCATTGCCAACGAAGAGATTGAAGAGAGCGCTGCTAACAGGGCTTTTGCTCAGGCAAAAAGAGATTACGATGCGGATGACAAGAAAGGTCTTGCTCCTACCAAGAAAGACTCTAAACCCGCAAAAGTCAGTGACGCATCTAATGCAAAAGAAATCGAACACATTGTACCTCAGATGCGAAAAGCAATTACTGTTGGTAAAGAGGTTCAGTTTCAAGATGGGAAGACGCACAAGATCAGCAAGGGCCATGCTGCCAAATTTTTGAACAAGTATATGAACAGTAAACCTGCTGACAAACATAAGATGCAAACGTCTGCCCATAAGAGTCACGATCACTTTATGAAGCATGTATAAATATCAAAACAAAAACCTCTAAAGGAGAATAACAATGTCCGCTTGGTCTAAGTCCACAAAACCCGTAGTTACGGGTATTCCTGCTTCAGAAATCTTCATGGTTGACGAAGCAGAAGTTGCCGCAACCCCAGGCATCGCACAGCCTGGTTGGGTTCGCCGTAAAGTACAGGGTTCTAGAGTTGTCTATGAAACTCTTGTTGCAATGGCAGATGCCGCTACTGATGCTGAATACGAAGCCGCAGTTGGTGTTGTTGCTACAGCACTTGTTAATGGTACAGAGTACAAAATTCTTACTACAGGTGACACCGACTTCACATTGGTTGGCGCCACAGACTCTAACCCAGGCACAGTCTTCACCGCTACTGGTGCTGGCGTAGGAACTGGTACTGCTGTTGCAACTGCCGATGATGACGATGACGAGTTCCCAGACTCCTAATAAATACTTTTAGATTAGGAGTATTTCATGGCTGATGCAAAACTTTCAGAACTAAATGCGGCTACTTCTGTAGCCGCTGATGACACACTTTATGTGGTTCAGAGTTCGGATAGCAAAAAGGTAACTGTTGCCAATGTTTTTGGTCAGGTTCCGACACCTACTGTTTTTGCCGATAAAGTTTCTATTGGCGATCATGAAACAATTACTGGTGCAGGTGCGTTGTCTAACCTTGTCAACGTACATCTTATCAATAGTCCAGGCGCAAGCGGAACACTCACAATGTCCGCTGGTGTAGAAGGACAAATGAAAATAATTATAATGACATCCAATTCTAGTCAGATTAATATGATATTGGATGACAGTGATCTTGGTCATGACACCATCACCTTCTCTAATGTTGGTGATACTGCTACTCTAATTTTTGCAGGGTCAAAATGGTGGATGATTGGGGGAACGGCTGTAGTAACATAAGATAAGAATAATAATATGGTAGAATTGAGTGAAGATAATTATCTTGTTTATGCTTTAAAACACTACAATAGTCCAGAATGTTCTGGCATGGAAGATTTTGAAGAAGACATAAAAAGATTTAAATATTTGAAGAGATTGTTCAGAAGGTATGAAAGAACTGGAGTACTGAACGATAGATTAATTTTGAATCACTTAATTGTGTTGTATAATGTCCTTGACGGTGCTGCGACACCACTATTGTTTTTTAAGATTGATAAAAAACATTGGCCAATTTTAAAAACTTTTTTAGTATTCATTAATAGAATGCCTATAGAATCAATAGTTAGTGGTGGAGTAAGGGGTGATGAGATACCACTCGACTTTCATGTTATAAACATACTTAGGAATATTTAATGTCAAGAGTAGTAGACACGCTAATTGCTTACAGAATATTGAGAATGTTTTCTCAACCTATTACTCAGCACCCAGCATATATTCAAGGTATTGTTGATAAAGACGGTAACAAGATCAAAGAACCTAGTACTTCATCCGAACTAGATTCTTATACAATGCTCGATAGATTAGCCTTCAAAATTAAAAGATCATTGATGAAATCTCCAGATAGAAATGCAAAGAGACTGTTGACATTTGCTGCTGCCATCGCTATTTTGAGAGAACAGAGTGATGTAGATGAAATGTCAGAAGAAGACTTTGATATTTTAATTGATATGTATTCTCAAGATGAAAACATTATCAGCGAGGCAAAAATATTAGAATCGGGAAAACTCCCATTTAGATATTTTGCAATGGGAGAGGAAATAGCCAACGCTGCTGGGCCTATGGTAGGTGGAAACATCGCCGGATTAGGAACAGACGCTCAGGGCGAACCAGGCCGCAATCCATCTCTAATGCCTCTTCAACGTAGAAAAAAGAAGAAGAGGCATCTCAATGTCAACTAGACAACCAGCAAAAACAAATGATTCAAGAATAGCTGTACTGGAATCCGAAATGCACAAACTGGACGGATTCTTTAGTAGACTAGATTTATCTATTGAGAAAATCACCGAACTAAACGTGTCCATCCGTGAAGTTTTGTCCTCCCATGAAACAAGACTAAACGCCACAGAAGTAGAATTGGAGCAACAGTTTTCCATGTTTGATCAAAGATATGAACAACTGCATTCTCGCATTTCTACTGTTCAGAGAGAACTAGCGGATGAAATGAAGGATGAGACGAAAAGTATTATGACCGCAATCAATGATTTGCGTTCTGATATGAACAGACATCAGGCGAAAGAAGAGGATCGCATTAGGCACATTGAGAGACGCCAATGGTTAATTATGGGCGCAGCTGCCACTCTTGGATTTATAATTGGGAATTCCCAATTTTTATCTGGATTTTTATCTTGACAAATCCCCTCCCCTAGTGATATTATTTTGTAATGATTCTACTTGATAGTAACGAAAAAATACAAAAGCTTCTGGACGGAAATTACGCAGAAGAAGATATTCTTTATTATAACGCAAATGAAGCAGAAATAAGACCAGACTACGACTATTCTAAATTACAAGCAAAATCCTATATAGAAGTTACTGGATGTCTTGATCCACCGCAAAATTTAAAACCAAATCACCAAAAAATAATTTATCCTTGGTTTTGGCTAGTCGATACTATTCGCATGGTGTGGGACAATGACGCAACCGACCCCAAAAGATACTGGCAAACCACAAGACCCCCCGCTCAATTCTACACATGCATGTTGGGTCAACTAAGACCCCACCGAGAAATGATTTTCGATCTTTTGTTGTGGAACAAATGTGTAAGTCAATACTTGACCTTTGCTGGAAAGGGTATTTACAGAGATGTCGTTGAACCTATTCGGCAAGACGTAGGAAGAGTTGTTTGGTCTGGTTCAAATCAACAAAAAACTCACAGGTTTCCGCCTTGGTATGATCTTTGTCTAATTGACTTGGTGGTAGAGACGCACGAAGACCACACATTCTACACGGAGAAGACTTGGAAACCTTTTCTTGGAATGCGCCTCCCAATGATCTTTGGAAATTGCTTTATGATGAAACCCCTTATGGAATGGGGATTTCGTTTTCCACTCAATATCGTTGATTATTCCTATGACAACGAACCAAATCCATATCTAAGAGCTCGTGCTTTGGTGATGGAACTAAAAAGACTCAGGGAAGAAGTTGGTATGGAGAAAATACACAAAGAAACCCTTACTATTAGAAAACAAAATCAAAGACTTTGTTTTAAATTATTAGACACCATCGAACTTCCTTCTGAAGTGCCAGAATTTCCAGCATATCTAGAGCATTTAGAAATATCTAAAAAATTAGGAAAACGTTTCTTATCCTATTGACATTTGACTCTATCTGTAGTAGTATACTCCTATGTTATACGTTGATGTCAAATACTTAAACTATATCTCTCATCGTTTTGAGAAATTCAAGCGCAAGAATGATTATCTCTTTAATGTGAGGTGTCCTTTTTGTGGGGATTCCAAGCGCAAACTAAATAAGATGCGTGGATACTTCTTTCGTAAAGAAAACAACATGATCTATAAGTGCCACAAGTGTGGATATGGCGCATCCTTTGGTAACGTGTTGAAACAACTTGATCCAGTGTCCTACAAAGAATACTGTCTTGAAAAATATACGGAAGGCGAGAAAAAACAGTGGCAACCATCTGGATCAAACTGGACACCAAACGGACACAAACTCTTTGATACTGCTGCCGAACCACCAGAGCCAAAGGTTGTAAATCTTATAGATAATATAATGGACAGGGTGAGTACTCTTCCATATGATCATGAGGTTGTCGAGTATGTTGAAAGTAGGTCAATTCCAAAAACTGCATGGGACAGACTTTACTTCATTGACAACATAAAAAATATCGTACAACTTAATGACAAATATGCGGCGAGTATCGTCACGGAGGAACCAAGATTAGCAATACCGTTCTTTGACAGACACGGCAGACTCACTGCTGTGTCTTTGCGTGCCATGCGTGGCGAAACGTTAAGATATATCCTAGTCAAAGTAAGAGAAGAAGCTCCAACTGTATTCGGTTTAGAACAAGTTTGTGAGGATAAAATGATCACGGTTGTTGAAGGCCCGTTGGATTCTCTATTTTTAGATAACTGTATTGCTTGTGCTGGTACTTCATTTGGCAAGATTGGGGATTTTGGATTTGATCCCGAAAAGATTCGGATTGTGTTTGATAACCAACCGAAAAACAAGGAAGTTTGTAAATTGATCGAAAAATATGTAGATCAAAATTACAATATTGTAATTTGGCCAGAAAGTATATCTCAAAAAGATATAAATGATATGGCAAGAGATGGTTTGGACGTACAGGAAATAGTGAACAACAATACTCACCGTGGACTGTCTGCCAAATTTAAATTCAATCAATGGAAAAAGTGTTAGGAGATAACATGAAAGAGTTTTGGAATAAAGTAAAAGCTTGGTGGATGGGTTTCGACTACAACCAAGATGGGAAGGTTGATGGAACGGATGTCAAAAACAAGGTTGATGATGTCGTTGCAGAAGCCAAGGAAACTGTTGCTGAAGTAAAAGCAGAAGTTGCAAATCGTGTTGATCGAGTCAAGGAAGAACTCGCAGACGTTAAAGATGCCGCAGCTGCTGTTGTAGATCAGGCGGGTGATGTGGTTGACGCTGCTAAAGGTAAACCTCGCCGTGGTCGCAAACCAGGCGCCAAGAAAAAGACCGCACCCAAAAAGAAGGCTGCACCCAAGTCTAAAAACTAAGTCAAGGATAGTATATTATGTCGCATGTGAGTCTAGTCAGTCTCTCTAAACCTTCTGCAATTACTGGATGTGAAACAGCAGGACAATTGGTTTCCTATGTTGCACGAGTAAGTAATCCAGAAAATCAAAACAATCAGGAAACTGCTCCTAGATTGTTGAGATACCTTGCAAAAAACAATCACTGGTCTCCATTTGAAATGGTACACATTACTATGGAAATCAAAACTACCCGTGATATTGCACGACAAATCTTGAGACATAGAAGTTTTAGTTTTCAAGAATTTAGTCAAAGGTATGCCGTGAGCGAGAGTTTTATAACTCGTCCAGCAAGATTGCAAGACCCCAAGAACAGGCAGAATAGTATTCCGATTGAAAAGACTCTGACCAAACACGGGGAATCAACCCCAGAACAACGAATGGCAGAAGCTTGGAATATGAAACAACATGAATTGGTGAACAAGATCAAAGAAGTTTATCAGTGGGCTCTGAATCAGGGTATTGCAAAGGAACAGGCTAGGGCAGTTTTGCCCGAGGGTCTTACTGAAACAACACTCTATATGGCGGGTTCACTGCGATCTTGGATTCATTACTGTGAACTCCGCCGTGCAAACGGAACACAGAAAGAACACATGGATGTTGCTGATAAGTGTTGGGATATTATTGGTCTTCATTTTCCAGAAGTGGTTGAGGCACTAAATGAGTAGAAAATTTTTTCGGTACAAAGCTTTTGAAAGAATTTTTAAATCTACTGAGGATAATCAGGATACCATTAGTCGAGTAGAAGATAAAATAAAATATCACAACCCCCAATCATATAATCGAAAAAGTCCGATTACATTGAACTGGGTTTCTACTGACAGTGAGGAAGAGTACAATAAAAACTTTGAAAAACGAAAAAACGAACTAGAAAAATATGGGTGGTTGGGAACAACCATTAATTATGATCTGAATAGTTACGGATTTCGTGATGAAGAGTTTTATGAATCTCCAAACAGTATTGTAGCAACTGGAGAGTGTTTTACGTTTGGCACTGGTTTACACGAAACTCAAATATGGCCTTCCATGTTGGAGTGGGAAACTAAAACAAAAGTGTGGAATTTGGGACTGCCAACTGCACCAATGGATGTCACTTTTAGAGCTCTATATTCTTGGCTCCCGATTATAAAACCCAAAATGGTTTTACTTTTGGAGAACAGCCAATTAGGAAGGGAAGTGTTCACCAATGAAAATGCTGAACCCATTGGATTTTGGTCACCAGAATCTTGGAAACAAGATTTAGCTGCCGATAAAGTAGAGAGATATATATCAAGACAGAAGAACCTAATGGCAATCAGTGAACTGTGTCACCAACACAACATAGAATTGAGAACCATATCTGCTGTTGAAAGGCATCATATTGGTATGAATGCTTGGAAAAACAACGAGAATGAAAAATTTGCGGCATCAAGAGATTTGATGCATCCAGGCTTGCACTTTCAGCAAGACCTAACAACGAGATGGTTAAGGGAAATTTAAATGGCAAAACAAGACTGCATGGGTATTCAGATAGATTTATCTCGGGATGAACTTTTTGACAAACTTGGAATACAAAGACTCAAAGAAAGTTACATGCGAGATGACGAAGTATCTCCCCAAGAGAGATTTGCTTTTGTCAGTAAGACGTTTGGTTCTAATCTAGAACATGCACAAAGACTGTATGAGTATTCTAGTAAACACTGGCTGTCATACTCTACCCCCATTCTGTCTTTCGGTAGATCGAAGAAGGGTATGCCTATCTCTTGTTTTCTCAATTATATTAATGATACAGCAGAAGGACTGGTGGAGAATTTAAGTGAGACTAATTGGTTGTCTATGCTCGGTGGTGGGGTTGGTATTGGATTCGGTATCCGTGCTAGTGATGACAAGTCTGTTGGTGTCATGCCTCATCTTAAAACCTATGACGCCTCTTGTTTGGCTTACAGGCAAGGTCGTACCCGCCGTGGTTCTTATGCTACATATCTCGACATCTCTCATCCCGATGTAGTTGTATTTTTGGAGATGCGTAAACCCACTGGTGATCAGAACTGGCGGTGCCTAAATCTGCATCACGGTATTAATATCAGTGACCGATTTATGGAACTGATTGAACGTTGCATGACAGACCCAGAGGCGGATGACGGGTGGAACTTGATTGACCCGCACTCGGGTGAAGTGCGTGACACGGTTTCAGCGAAGGCACTGTGGCAAAAGATTCTTGAACTACGCATGGAGACAGGTGAACCATATCTACACTTTGTTGATACCAGTAATAGGAATTTGCCAGAGTTTCAAAAGGCATTGGGTCTAAAGATTCACCAGTCTAATCTCTGTTCAGAAATTATTCTTCCCACCAATAAAGAAAGAACTGCGGTTTGTTGTCTATCTTCAGTCAATCTGGAGTACTATGATGCATGGTCTAAGGATAACAATTTTCTAAAAGATATTGCAGAGATGTTGGACAATGTGTTACAATACTTTATTGATAATGCACCCAAAGAAGTTGGTAGAGCAAAATTTTCTGCAATGCGTGAAAGAAGTATTGGTGTTGGGGCGTTGGGATTCCATGCATATTTGCAGAAAAAGAATATCCCTTGGGAAAGTCCCACTGCAAAGGGGACAAACCTAAGAATATTCAGACTGATTAGGAGTAAGTTAGATGACGCAAATTTGGAACTCGGTAAAGACCGAGGTGAAGCGCCTGATGCAACAGGCACAGGACGAAGATTTAGCCACGTTATGGCTATCGCTCCCAATGCTAGTAGTAGTATTATCATGGGTAACACTTCACCGTCTATTGAACCTTATAGGGCTAACGCCTACCGTCAGGACACACTTAGCGGTGCGTATCTCAACAAAAATAAGCATTTGGACAATCTCATTAAAAATAAAATTGAAGAAAATCCAAAAATCGATTATGACGAAACTTGGTCGTCAATAATTGCAAACGATGGGTCTGTACAACATCTAAACTTTCTAAGTGATTGGGAGAAAGATGTTTACAAAACATCGATGGAGATTGACCAGAGATGGGTAATCGAACATGCGGCAGATAGACAGTCATTTATTGACCAAGCACAGTCACTTAATTTATTTTTCCGTCCAGATGTAAACATCAAGTATCTACATGCTGTACATTTCTTGGCATGGAAACACGGTTTGAAAACACTTTACTACTGCCGATCAGAAAAACTAGGTAAGGCAGACAGAGTATCAAAGAGGATTGAACGAGAAGTAATCAAGGAGATTGATATGCAATCTCTGATTGATGAAAACTCATGTTTAGCATGTGAGGGTTGATGATGTCATCACTGAAAGGCGTGTTTGGTATAAGTAATCTTATCCCAAGAGACAAAAGAATTGCTGTACTTGTTTCTGGGGGGTGGGATAGTGCTTGTCTATGGACTATCGCAAAAGCTACATGTAATACACGGGGACAGGAGTGCATTCCTTTTACCGTACCAAAGTTAGATGGCGCAGTTTATTATGCCAACAAGGTACTTGATGCAACTTGTAAATTCCTAAATACTCCTGTTATGGAAACTACCATAGTTGGTAGTATCGATAGTGAAAACCCTTCTGATTATGTGACAAGTGGAGCTTATGAAATAATAGAGGGCGGCCACGCCGATTTTATTTTAAACGCTAAAAACGCATATCCTCCGAATCAAAGAGATATGTTGCCAGACGGATACCCATTACCAAACGATAGATTTGAACCAACAGAAGAAGAGAAAAAATATGTAGCACATCCTTTTGCAACGTGGACAAAGGATAGAACTATTAAGTTGGGATTTGATTTAGGAATTGCTGATATTATAATGCCCATAACACATAGTTGTACGGAACGTGACAGAGGTAGATGTAATAGTTGTTGGTGGTGTAAAGAGAGGGAATGGGGTTTTAAAGAAATAGGAGAGGTAGATACCGGCAATGAGTAAAGTAAGAATTTTATCAAGAGACGACTGTAAATTTTGTTCTGATGCTAAAGGATTTTTAATGGGGATGGAAGTGGATTTTGTCGAAGAGCATCAACCCGAGGGCCGTGTGCCGCAAATATATATCGATGACTATCATGTTGGTGGTTACGAAGAATTAATTAAATTTTCTATGTCCCCAGAGTGGGACAGATACTTCTAAGGAGAGAGTGTGAAAACCGATTTAACACAAGAAAGAACTTACTTCAAACCATTCAACTATCCTTGGGCATACGAGGCGTGGTTGAAACATGAACAGTCTCATTGGTTGCACACTGAAGTTCCCATGGCAGAAGATGTAAAAGACTGGAAAAACAAATTATCAAAAGAAGAACAGGCGTTTCTTACTAACATCTTTCGTTTCTTTACGCAGGGTGACATTGATGTTGCCGGTGGTTATGTAACAAACTATCTGCCATATTTTCCACAACCAGAAGTACGCATGATGCTCGCAGGATTTGCTGCAAGAGAGGCATTACATGTTGCGGCTTATTCTCACCTCATTGAAACACTCGGAATGCCAGAGTCAACATACAATGAATTCCTTGAGTATGAAGCCATGCGTGATAAGCATGATTACTTTACAGACTTATCAAATCAGAATGGCACCAAGGAATCAGTAGCAACAAACATTGCTGCCTTCTCTGCATTTACTGAGGGTATGCAGTTGTTCTCCTCTTTCATTATGTTGTTGAACTTTCCACGACACGGTAAGATGAAGGGCATGGGCCAGATTGTTACTTGGTCTATTGTAGACGAAACAATGCACGCCGAGTCTATGATCAAACTGTTCCGCACATATGTAGAAGAGAATCTTGAACTGTGGAACGACAAATTGAAGTCATCTATTTACACCATTGCAGAAAAGATGGTTGCACTGGAAGACAAGTTTATTGATCTCGCATTTGCCATGGGCCCAATGGAGGGACTATCAAACGAAGATGTTAAAAAATATATTCGTTACATTGCAGACCGCAGATTGATCTCTCTTGGTATGAAGGGTATCTTCAAGGTGAAGAAGAATCCTCTGCTTTGGGTCGAGGAAATGATTAATGCTCCTACTCACACAAACTTCTTTGAGAACAGAGCAACAGACTATGCCCGTGGTGCATTGTCTGGTGACTGGGGAGATGTATGGGGGTCAGCAGCATGAGACCGATATACATTGAGTGCGACAGATGCGAAGCAACATACCATGTAAAACATGATATGTCAGAAGATCACTACCAAGTAACTTATTGTACTTTTTGTGGCGATGGATTGGACGACTATTATGATCCCAATCAACGTGAACTTGAATTTGAAGATGAAGAGGATTATATAGACTGGTGATGAATAAATTTGATTATGCACACATGGAAGCAGCAGAAGTATACGCTAAACTGTCTTCCGCTGAAAGACTGCAAGTTGGGTGTATCATTGTAAAAGACAATCGCATTATTAGTATCGGATACAATGGTATGCCCAGCGGGTGGGACAACATATGTGAAATTGATAACGTAACCAAACCAGAAGTACTTCATGCAGAAACAAATGCAATCGCAAAGGTTGCTAGATCAAATGAAAGTTGTGTTGGTGCTTCTTTATATACTACGCACGAACCATGCATTGACTGCGCCAAGTTGATCTATCAGTCTGGTGTATCAAATGTATTTTGGAGACATCCTTATCCGAAAGGTTCTGCTGGTCTAGATTTTTTGAGAAAGTGTAATATAGAATGTTCTTGTAAAGAATCAAAAACTTAGTAACCGAAGAAGAATTAGAAACTTATCGAAATATAGCATTATCCTCTGAGTGGTACGATCACGAGATAGACGAAAACGGTGTTGTACGCAAAGGTGGAAAAGAAGGAAAAAATTATAATCTCTTGGTTTTACCTAGACACCATAGAACTTCTGTACAGATTGCTTCTAGGTATGGATTCAAACCGTCTCATGTTGCCATGATAAAGTCTCCCCCAAACAGTAAAACAGATTTGCATGTCGATAATAAGTTAAGACATGTGAACTTTACTTTTCCTCTTTTTTTGGATGCCAGAGATATTTGGCATCAGGTAGATGAAGAAACATATGAACACATAACATACCATTATCCTTGTTTAATAAATGCTTCTGTGCCGCACAAGGCATCATATCATGGGGATAAAGATTCTTACGTTTTACAAATATCTACAACGATGTCATGGTCTGACACGATACATCATTTAAACAAGAGACAATTGATCCTATGAATGATATCCGTGGTTTTATGTTACCGGCTGATTCTGCCGCTATATATAATATATGTTCTAAATTTAAAGACAGTGAATATGTTTTTGTCTACGAGATTGGGACATTGTACGGAAAGAGTGCAGTAACCTTTGATGATGCACTGAAGGGAGTGGAACATCACATCGTAACAGTAGATGTGTGTGAAGGTTGGCAAGGCCCAACGGAAGAGATGATTGAAGAACTGGGTCTAGATGATAATTTTAAAGAAGAGGTTATTAGAAACAGAAGCACTCCACAAGAACAGTTTGAAGAAATACACAAGAATATTCTGAATAGGGATATTACATTTATGGTACATAGGTGGAGTAAATGGGACACCCCGCCGGATAGATCACCCAACATAGTTTTCTATGATGGTTCTCATTCGTATGAAGAAACAAAAGATGTTCTTGATTATTGGTCTAAGTGTATGCGATCTGGTGGTGTAATTGCTATCGATGATTACAACTGTGGTCAGTGGCATGATTTAAAAAGGGCGGTTGATGAGTTTTGTGAACAAAATAATTACGAAATAACATCTTACCAAGATTCAAAAATAGTTTCTATAACACTTTAAGGGAAAGACAATGATTATAGATTTTTTTGATAATGAATTGGAGTGGAATGAAAATGCATTTCGTCCAACAACTACTAGCAAAGAGTTTGCTAAGTTTGTTCCAGTTGAAGGAAAGGATGTCTTGGATGTTGGATGTGGGATTGGTGCTATCGGTATCGAGTTTTCCAAACGTGGTGCTAACTCTGTTGTGGGCATTGACATCAGCGAAGAACATATTAGGTTGTCAGAAGAAAACATTGCAAGGAATGATGTCGAGAATATGACAGTAATCAAGAGTGATATGTTTGAAGAGGTGCCGTTGGACTCTTCATACGATGTTATTGCTAGTGATGTTAGTGGCATAGACCAACCAATTGTTGACGTAACCAATTGGTTTCCAGATGGTGTTCCCAGTCATTCCAGTCAGTATATTGTTGAAGCAATAAGACGATCTAAGTATTTTTTGAAACCTGGCGGAGAATTTTATTTCACATACTGTACTTTCAGTGACCAAGATACAATAGAAAGAGTTTGTGATGCGATGTATCCTAATTCTTGGGAAGTGGTATACGAGAAGTTAGTACCATTCTCTCCAGAACTTAACGACAATCTAGAGTTGGCAAAACAGTATGAACCACTTTCCAAAAAGGGTAGCCGACATCTTTGGTATTTGTGGATAGTAAAATGTCAAAACTAAAAAACTATACAAAGAAACCTAAGATCAAAGAAGTGCCAAGAGAAGAGGCCTTTGAAAGATTATGGGGTGATGGCAAGACCATAAATAGTAACTCAACAGTGCAAGAGTTACCAGATGGTTATGACTACGAAGAAGAGAAAGAGAAAGCCTTCCTTAAAGAAGACACATAGAGTTTACTGCACATACTTTCCCGATGGCAGATATTATATCGGGTACTCATGCAAACCACAAAACTTGTATGAAAAATATTATGGCAGTTCTACAATAGTAAAAGAGTATGAAGGTGAGTTGACGAAAGAGACTATCGCCGAGTTTGATCAGAAGTCCCACGCAAAGATGCAGGAATTCCTGTTACAGTGGCAACAACGTGAAGACGATAAATGTCTAAACGACATGTTGAACATTAGATTGAGGCGAAGTCACTTAACATCATTTACACCAGTGGAGTGGAAACCAAAGTGACAAATCATGTTTTTATATTCGGTGGCCCAAGAAACGGTTCTTGGCACTATCATTATTCTAGGTGCAAATCTGATCCATTGCTATATGGTGGAACGGAGAACTTAGATTGGTCGGGAAGTAATACAAGAAAATTTGGTGACACGGTTTACAGTGGAACCAGTTTTAGACAACAAAAAGATGATATATTTCCTCTACTCCAGTTTGAAGAAGTGACTTTGCCTGGAGTATTCTTTGAAAATTGTTTTTTGCAGTCTCCAGAAAACTTTATGCACAATATTGATATCATCGAAAGACACGGCAGGAAAGCAATATGTAAAGGGTATGAACATACATATGGACTTTCTGACATCTATGATCACGAAAAAGTTTATATAAAGAGACCCCTTGTTGATCAATGGAAGTCCTATGCTATTTGTCATATCACAAAGAAGTGGCAATGGGAAGAAGGTGACAAGATGCCAGACTCGGAAATCTCTATGGCAGACACAAACAAAGAAAGTGTGAGAGAACTTTTTCTCAATAGAATGACAACCGTTTATAATTTTTATGGGTTGCATAAAGACTTATCCGAATTTACAGTTTTGGATTACTCTGATGTCGTATCAATGCCCAATGACAGTCCTTTGATACCAACGCCAAAACCAAAACTATCATCTGAAGTGAATGACTACATACATGACTTGAGTAAGTTTGATAATCTTTTAGAATTAGAGGCGAAATTCTTTTAATGGCATTTCTACTACTATTAGTTTTTTCTGCGTTATCCGTTTCCGCAGTTGCTGGTTACTTCTCAATAATTGGATTAACGGCTATATTCCCCGCAGTTTTTGCGGAGATTGTGACTATGGGTGCAGTACTAGAGGTAGCAAAACTGGTCACTGCATCTTGGTTGTATAGAAACTGGAGTACCGCCGGAGTTTTACTCAAAAGTTACTTTACTGTTGCGGTGGTAGTACTATCCATTGTAACTAGTATAGGAATCTTTGGATTCTTATCAAAGGCTCACATTGAACAGACCGTGAATGCGGGAGGAAATAATGAATTACAGATCGAGACCTTGGAACGCCGCATTGCGTATCAGCAAACGATTATCAAAGACGCAGAAACAGTACTGGAACAACTTGACTCCACAGTTGCAACGCTCATTGAATATGACAGAATTAGAGGTGATACGGGTGCGATTGCGACACGGAATTCGCAAAAAGAGGAAAGGGACAGTCTCAACCAGCAGATCACTGCTGCGTACTCTGCTATTGAAGAATCACAAACTGCCCTCTTACCACTTCAGAAAGAACAGTTATCACTTGAGGCGGAAGTTGGGCCTCTAAAATACATTGCGGAGTTAATTTATGGAGACGAAGCACAAGATCATTTTGATGCAGCTGTCCGCTGGATTATTATCCTTATTGTTTTGGTATTCGATCCTCTCGCTATTCTTCTGGTTGTTTCAGCAAACATGACATTCATGCAAAGGAGGGGTGAGAGTATAACTTTTATGAAAGAGGAAGATTTGATCAAAGATATACCAGACTACGGCATGGAAATGTCTGATAAAGAGGAAGTAGAACTGACCAACTCCGAAGTAGATCAATTTAGAAGACTAGATAAAGGACTAAGGAAAAAACTCGGTTGGTTAATCGATAAGGCTAAAACTGATGAGTAAATTATTTGTCAATGGATGTTCCATTAGTCTGGGAGCAGAGTTGGGAGAAGAGACACGATATTATGACACGGAAAAAAAGGAACCGTATCAGTGGGTAGACACGAAGTATAGAAGAGAGAAGAGATGGTCAACTCTTTTGTCTCAAAAATTAAACACTGGTGTAGTAAATATTTCAAGGGGAGCAGGATCAAATCCAAGAACTTGGAGAACGACTCTTGATTTTTTCAACAAACCACAAAACATTGAATACGATGGGATAGCAGTTATTCAATTGACTGGCCCAGAGAGATTTCAAATTCCTATCAATGAAAGATTTTTAAATTTGTGGGAACCAACATACCCATGTGAAGAATGTGATGGGGTCAGGGGTCACCACACCGATGGGGATTTCAATGAGTGGGCAAAGGGTGGTGTCTACAGTCCAGACGATGATGACCTTGATCCAGTCATAGAGGAGTATTCACACTGGAATCAACATAGCATACAAAGTTTGTTTTCAGAAAACATAGAACAAAGACATTTTGTGAATATGAAAACAGAAGTGATTGGCAATCACAAATTCAATTCTCCAATACATCAAGTTTTAGATACTTTGAGATATGTTGAATCGCTCGTTTATTTTTTCCGTGCTAAAAGAATTCCTTGTTACATGTGGGATGCTTTAGGTAACTTGCGTCTAATGAACGTGGTTTTGGATGGATTGAAAGTAGTAGAAGAATCAGAAACATGTGGGGCACTCTCTAGGTATATAAGAGAAGGCAACAGGTATATGCAGATCATCGATCTATTTTGTGATGGAGAAGAGTTTTGGGGCATGGATAAAAAAATCCAAGAAAAATACTATTTGTTCTTGCGTGAAACTAAATTATATGATAAAATATACAATAAGATTAATTCGGTCAAGTCTATGCCGGAGATGTCTCAAACAGACTTTGGTGATATGTTCCTCAACAAAACTCATCCATCGTTTGTTGGAAAAATGCCTGGTGGCCACCCAGATGAAAAGTGCCACGAGGCAATAGCTACTAAACTATATGATGAAATCATGGAGAAAAAACTATGGAGTTTGCGATGAATAAACAAGAGGTGATTGATGTGCTGGTCAACGGTACTGCTAATATTCTCTACAAAAAGAAGGATGGTACGGAACGTGTTGTGAAGGCCACTCTACAGGAGTCGGTTGTGCCTGCTACTAGTGGCAATAGCACTCAAAAAGATACCCACGTTACCGTATTCGATGTGGAAAAGTCCCAGTGGCGATCACTAATCATTGACAATATTATTCATTTTGTTAAGTAAAACCTATTGACATATGCGGCTCCTCTGTGGTACTATATAATAGTAATACAAAGGAGTCCATTATGGCCACCCAAACTAAACCAAAAACCAGACGTAGGCGCAAACCTATGTCAGAAGAACAACGTGCCGCTGCTGCGGAACGTCTCAAAATGGCACGAGAGAAACGTGCCAAAACCAACCCACCAACGTACAAAAATGTACACCCAGACGTACTGGCCAAACCAGATGACGATCCGTTATCATTTGCCAAAGTGAAGTCGTGGATAAAGGCTAACAAAGAGAAGTTGCCTGCCCTACGACAACAGGTAAGACAAGGTGTCAAGGGTTCCATATCTGAGGAATGCGTGATTAAGTCTTACATTGCATACATGGAGGCATACCTAAAGAACGGTGATTGGATCGCTGACTACTATGGTGAGAACATGGAAAAAAGAATGGTTCGCACTTGTGTAGCAATGGCATACGACAAAGATGGTAATCCAAAACGGGACAGAGGAACTTACTATCCCGATCTTGGAATAGTGTGGGGAATGGAAGATGATATTAGTTGATTATAATCAAATCAGTATCAGTAATCTGATGGCTGAGTTGAACAAACGACAAACCGAAGAGATTGATTTTGATTTGGTGCGTCACATGATCCTCAATACGATTCGCAGTTATAGAACACGTTGGGGCAAAGAGTATGGTGAAGTTGTTATCGCATGTGATAACCGCCGATACTGGCGCAGAAAAGTATTTCCAAACTACAAAGCAAGCCGCAAAAAAGTGAGAGAAGATAGTGGATATGATTGGTCTACTATCTTTGAGTGTCTCGGCCAAGTCAAACAAGAACTGGCAGAGTATATGCCCTATCCAGTCATTGATGTCAATGGTGCAGAGGCAGACGATGTGATCGGCACACTCGCTGAGTATAGTCAGACATCTGACAAGTCTGGTTTGTTTGAGTCTGCTGAACCATTCTTGATTGTGTCTGCTGACCACGACTTCCAACAATTACAAAAGTGGGAGAACGTATCACAGTGGAGTCCTATCCGCAAGAAGTTTGTGAAGATTGATAAACCTGCCAGTGAAATACTCATGGAACACATTATCACTGGCGACAAGGGTGATGGTGTGCCAAACATTCTCAGTGATGACGATGTTTTTACCAATAACAAACGACAAAGACCGATCCGCAAAACTCTTATTGCTGAATGGAAGACAATGAAACCAGAAGAGTGGGTTACTGGTGACATGGTAGAAGGATACATTCGTAACAAGACGATGGTTGATCTGTCACAGACGCCACAAGAAATAAAAGATGACATCATCTCACAATATGAACTCCAAAAGAACAAGGGGCGTGATGATGTGTATAAGTATTTTAGTAAATTTAATTTGCATCGTTTAATTGAAAACGTAAAGGATTTTTAAAATGAAGTTTAGACAAACAAACGAAGGTTTTGAGTGGGTATTCAAGGGCGAATCTGTCGAGGATCAAGTTGCCAGACTGAAGTCTTGGGCTAAAACCAATCAAACCCTTGTGCCACTTGTACGCATTGGGGTTGGTGCTCAGAAAGTAGAGTGGAATCTACCAGAAGGACAACCAGAGACACTTAAAATCAAAGAAGATATTCCAGATGGTATGGGTGAAACAACCATTCAGTTGGAGTGGCGCAGAGTGTCGCAGTTTTTCACTGAAGGCAGTAACATGAATAAACTGAGAGATTGGAAACGTGAGACCCAGTGGTTGCAGATTCTTGAGGGTGTACACCACAAAGAAGCAAAGATACTTACAGCAGTAAAAGATGGAAAACTGCTAGAGTTGTATCCCGATCTAGAAAAATTAATGGAACCGCTTGGTATTACAGAATATAACAAACCAACACCGGCCAAGAAGAAGAGAGCTCCCCGCAAGAAAAAGTCATGATAGATTCTAATTATGTAAAGAAGAGAGTGTCGAGGGGCATTCTCCACATTGAGAAGGCTTTACTACTATTCATTGTTGCTGGTACGGTGTGGGCTGCTGGGTATGATATTGTTGGCATGTTTGGTCAACAAGGCAAAATGGCTCTCGCTGATCTTTTCTTGTTGTTCATTTATGCTGAGATACTTGGCATGGTGGGTGCATTCTATAATGACCACAGAATACCAGTCACGCTTCCTATCATTATCGCAATTACCGCATTGACTCGTATGATTGTATTGACCACGAAGGGAACCGAACCAGTGAACATAATTTACGAGAGTCTCGGCATTTTTGTGTTGGCAATATCTGCATTCATACTCAGTTATAAAGACAAACTATCACTAGAAAAAGTAAATTTGAGGAAATCCTAAAAATGAAAGAACAGATTAAAACAACATTGAGCTCTTTCTTTGTTGCTATGCGTGATCGTCATATGACTAATGCTAGAATTCTGACAGAAAAATCTGTTGGTGTTGCTGAACACCCAGATGTCATGCAGACCATTGAAGAAGAACTTGGTAGGGCAGCAGAGTATCAAGACAAACTAGAAATGTTAGAAAAACTCTAATGTCTAGAGCATCAAGATTCTTTTTGTTTCAAACCAGAAATGAATTTTGGATTGTAGACGAAAACTCTCTGCAACTTGTACCCAAACCCAGAGAATTGATTATTAAACAATCAACGGTGGAGGGTGTGCGAGAGTATGTTATTACTTACAACAAAAAGGATTGGCCCATAGTTGATAAATGCAGAGACAGAACTGCATGGCACACACCAGAGGGCAGAGAACGGATTCGCCAAGCAAAACTAGGTGACAAACACCCCCACAAAAATGGTTTGAGTGAAGACCACAAAAAGAAAATATCCGAGACAATGAAGGGCACACGGCAGGGAGAGTTTAATCCCATGTATGGGCGTAAACACTCACTAGAAACACTCGCCAAGATTCGCCAGAAGGCGTATGAGAGACCCAAGATGCGCTGGTGTGTCGAACCCACGGGAAAAATGCATCTTGTCAGGGCGGATTCCGACATCCCAGAAGACTGGCAATGGGGCCGATTTTACGACAAATACCGCCCAGTATCGTAAGCCCTTGATTTTATTGAAGAAAATAATTTCAACTTTTTTGCTTTATCCTTTTGAATCAATGGCTTACAGAGGCAGCTTTTTCTTGACTTCTGCTTCCAGATGGCTTATAATGGCCACATAAGATGATGAAAGAGAGAGTGAATATGGTTATTGATTTTGTTGGTGCTCAGGATGGTGGTCTGGTCTTCTTTGGCGATGCTGCTGATCCTATTGGTTATGGTTCTACTGTCGAAGAATGTGCAGAGATTATCGCAAAAAATGGTCTCGCTTCTCAGGTATCAGGATCGTCTTCAATGGACTTTGCCAGTGAAGAGGGTTTTGAAAATGATGATGATGCCATGATCATGTTCCGCAACGCAATCAAATTGTCAGGGGTTTAATTTATGAAAGTTGTTATCTACACTCAGTTTATGGAAAACTATGGCGCCCACGATTGGGACGGTAAGGGTGAGTGCCCGCAGTACTGGAAGTCTAAGGGCGGCTCTTGCTTTGTTGTAGAGGCTTCGTTGGAGCAGGCCATGTCTGGCCAGTTTTTCACTGATGTGGCTAAGTGCATCGAGTATCGCAATGATTATGCTGAAGAGTATATTGTTGGCGAAAACCTAGTCGATGATATCGACTTTGACCCCGCTACAGTTGTAGAAGAGTGGGATACCGCTATCTACGCTGAACTCGTTGATGGCAAGTTGTCTTGCCGTGAGGATGTAAAGGACTATACTATGGCTCGCAATATCGTTGGTGAGCGCACATGGTCGCAGGATGAAAACGGCCGATATGATGTGGCCCTAGAAAAATTTGAGGAGGCCGCTTGAAAAACAAATTTATTTTAACCGACTGTGATGGGGTTTGCCTTGATTGGGAGACCGCATTCATGGGATGGTGTAGGCACAATGGAATGGTTCCCGTGGAGGGATACCAGTTGATGTACAAAATCAACGAAAGGTTTAACATTACCCCAGAAGAGGGGAAGAGACTTACCAACCAATTCAACAGCAGTGCCGCTATTGGTTTTCTGCCACCTTTGCGTGATGCCCAATGGTTCATTCGCAAATTGTTTGAACAACATGGATACCTATTTGTTGCCGTGACTAGTCTTCATAGTGATCCGTATGCACAGGAATTGCGAACTCAAAACCTACGAAAATTATTTGGTGATGCCTTTGTTGGGTTTCATTATCTAGACTGTGGTGCTGATAAAGATGAAATCCTTGAACGATTGTCGCATAAATATTATGGAGCACCGTGGATTGAAGACAAACCAGTAAACGCAGATGTTGGTGCTGAGTTTGGATTCAATTCATTCCTAATGGAACACGGCCATAATATGGATTATCAGGGGCCGGCAACGATTGTCAAAAGTTGGGAGCAACTATATGACATTCTGAAAGGATAACAAATGATCACACTTGAACAGGTTATTATCATACTAGTTTGTATGGGAGGTTGCTCCTATACTAGTTACAAGGCTGGATTTAAACAAGGCGGTATGATTCATGGTGCGGTCTATATGGCTGTAGTGGAAGAATTTCTTTCTCGTAAAATGGGCAAGGAATGGTTTGCAACTACATTTGGAAAGGATAATAAAATCTTTACAAGGTTTTTGGAAAGAGAATTGTCGGAAGATGATTGAGTTTTTATTATATGTTGCTGGTGGGATTGTTTTTGTCCTTTGGTGGCACATAAAAGGGGAAGAAGATGTATGAGTACAAAGTAATCATTGACAGATGGGTTGATGGTGATACCGTTGATGTGCATATCGATCTAGGTTTTGGAGTCTGGCTCAATGATCAAAGAGTCAGACTTTATGGTATTAACACGCCAGAAAGTCGTACCAGAGATTTGGAAGAAAAGAAATTGGGTCTTGCTGCAAAAGATTACTGTGTGAACTTTTGCCCAGAAGGCGAGACTGCCGTTCTTAAAACAAAAACATATGATGCCAAGGGCAAGTATGGTCGTATCCTTGGTGAGATTTGGTCAGACAAAGAATACGCTGATCAGTCATTGAATGAATACTTGGTGGAAAAGGGACATGCAGTCAGATACTTCGGCGGAAAAAGATAATTATATTATTACTGGTGGATGTTCTTTTACGGCACACACAGACAAAAAAACTTTATCATGGGCCAGACAACTAGAATCTGAATTAGGAAGAGATTCTGTTATCCATGCTGCACAGATGGGTTCTGGAAATCAGATCATCTGTGATCGTTTATGTTATGAACTATCAAAACCAGAGAGAAGAAAAAATGCTGCTGGTGTGGTAGTGATGTGGTCATCGCCATTTAGAAAAGAATTCTTGTTCACTCACGAAGACCCAGACTGGAGAGATATCTACAATGGGTTAAGGAAAGAACAGCAGACTACTTTTACCAATTATTTCCTCACCGAAAATAATGAGAAAATAAAACACCCGATGTCGAATTGGTTGATCATTGGGGGTGGTTATGGTATATGGGATTTTGGTATACCGTCATTAGATAGACGCATTAGGTCTTATTTCGATAACAATTTTAGCAAAGCACAATGTTATGTTGACACATGTCGTGCCATAATTACTCTACAGTCTTTGTGCAAATCCTATGGCGTACCTTTGATGAACATGTGTTGGCAGAATATATTTCACGATGTACACGTTAGACCAACAGATGAAATTCATGGCAACGGCGATAGAAACTTAATCTCTGGACAAGCAACTATGGGTTGGTTGGCTAGAAGACTGTGGGACAACACAGAAAAAACTACAACGCCGTTGCCAGAAAATATGAAGGCAGAATTCAAAAACAAAAGAATTGAAAAGATGTATCCAGACTGTAAACATTGGATGGATATGATTGATTGGGACACTTGGTTTTTTTATGAGAACGACAGCGTTGTTCAAGGTGGACTACAAGAATTTAGATATTGGGAGTGTGGTGATTTTGCAGAAAATCTGATGTATCACCCGCCTACTGATGTCCAAAATGCATGGATGAAATTGGTTAAAAAGGAACTGATTAAACGTGGCATGATAGGAGATAATAATGAATAAGACTGTCACTGGTCAAATGTGTATGGGCGCATTGTGCGTTATGGGTGCTTGGGTATTTTATAAACTTGGGTTAGAATTGTGGTGTCTAGCATATGGGATGTTCATGTGATTAAAATTAGATGGTATGTTTTTGTGGTATTTCTGTTCATGGCATGGTTTGCTGGTGCAGCGTATGCCGAAGAACTTTATGAGATTGTCGTGGAGGCGGCACCTCGCCAGACATTTGAACCCAAACCAAACTTAGATTTCACTGTCGCTGAGATTCTTGATCCTAGTCAATCATTCACTCAAGGTGGGTATGGTGGTTTCGCTGGATATCGTGAACGAGGGCAACAGACTATTCACTCGCAGATATATCGCAACGGAATCCCAGTCAACGATTCTGGTACGGGTTGGTATGACTTTGCTCACGATATCCCCACAGGCGGCGAGAGAATCACGCTGGTGCAGGGTTCTAACTCTACAATCTATGGTTCTGGTTCACTCGCTGGAACTGTTTTTATCAACGATACGTTTGATAATCGTTTTATGATTCGTGCCGGATCAAAGAGTGCCATGACGCACATATCAAGTGACTTGGGTTTTTCTTTCACGGCATTTGGTGCTAACAATGATTCGGTCAGGTCTGACAATGACGAAGACGACATGTACAAAAATTATACGGTGCGTGGAGAGTACGGCAATTTCAATTTAGTTTATACTGACTATTCCTATGACTACGATAGGTGCTACCAGCCTACCTTTGATGAGAATTTTGTCATGACACTATTTTCTGATGAGTGTAAACAGGAAGGCAACCGTGGCACAGTATCGTACAATGATGAGAATATAACAGTTGGCTACAGTTGGAACAATGCTGACTTCCCCAATGAGGGCAGTGGTTATGAAAGTAAGTCGCAACGATTCTACACTGATGCTAGACAGATGTTTTATGATGTGTTGATCGGTGCGACAATCAACGCAGAAAGATTCGCAGGACAAACCAGAGAACGGGTCGAGGCGTATGCTGAGTACGGTGGTTTTTCTGTTAGAACTGACGGTGACAATGTAGTTGCCAGAGTTGGGTTTTCGGTTCCCCTGCTCACTGGTATTAATGTCGCCATAGGATCATCTTATCGGGAACCAACACTATATGAAGAGAACGGAGACGCTTACGTTATGTCGAACAACAATCTAAATCCAGAAGAATCTGCCGGTATTGATATCTCACTGGGCCCAGTAACGGCATTCGCATATAATTTTGATGAGGGTATTACCTACAATTTTGAAAACAATCAGTTTCAGAATACGGGCGACTACTCTACCAGTGGTGTGCGATTCCAAGACAATTACACTTTTGGTGATGTGAACTTTTCGGTATTCGCTGGGTACACTGACAGTGATCAGCCATTTGTATCGGAGTGGAAAGGTTCTGTGACCGCTGAGTGGAAAGACTTCACGACTCAGATCAATAGCAATCAGTGGGCAACCACAATTGACTTTACCTATGAGAACAGTGGATTTTTTGCTACGGTGAGCAATCTCACTGATGAAGTCTATGAAATCCAGTACGGGTATCCCGTTGGGGGTGTCGAGTTTCATGTTGGGTATCAGCATGGATACTGACAAAGTTTTGCGTGCCATGTACCATGCTGATCTTGCCGTGATGGAAGGTGCTAATAAACCTCTGATCACTTATGAAGAGTGGTACGCAAAAAGACCGTGGATATACGAAAGTCCAGATAAGGGCGAAACCGTGTATCGCCGTAAGTTTGGTGACAAAAAGAGAGAACAAATTAGGTGAACGTAGTTTCTTCTGATGATAAAAATGTTTACATATCATGCCTATTAGCAAGGGATGCTGATGGCCACCGAACTGTAGATAATGATGCTCTCAAAGAGATAGTATCCGAACACGGCAAGGACAAAAAATATACTTTGTTCAATTTGTGGGAAGAGATAGTGCGATTTGTTGACATTTCTTTCGTGGAAGAGAATTCTGATATATCTTTTTGCATCGAAGACAATTCTTTTCGTGATATGAATCATACTCTGCCTAGAAATATGTATCACGGCAAAAACCCTTACTATTTTTTGTATCTAACAATATCTCATGGCAAGACACATGTAAATCAAGAGATCACTATTCCGTTTTGTTTTCTTAACGGCAAATCTAGACCCTTTAGACAGAAATTATGGGACAAGGTGGAGAAAGATGGACTGATCAATCAGTATTGTTCTTTTTTACGGAACGGGGTGTTCGCTGATATAGAATTCAATATTGCCGATAGTTTGAAACAACCAGACATGGTAACGAAAATTGCTTTCAATCCTGCTGAATTTTATGATAGAGTATTGATAGATGTTTATGTTGAACCAGAGGTAAATACGTTGAGGTTTACCGAAAAAACATGGAAACCTCTGCTACATGAAAAGATTGCATTCGGATTTTCGGCACAGAACTATTATCGCAATTTGAAGTGGTTGGGGTTCAAGATGCACGATAACGTTATTGACTATTCTTTTGACAGTATAGAAGATAATGAAGAAAGACTTGAAGGATTTTATGAACAGTTTAAAAAATTGCTAAATATTAAACTGTCCGATTTGGTAGAGATAACAGATACGGAGAGAATGCATAATCGAAAGAGATGTTTAACATTAATTCAGAATGCTGAGGTTCCAGAGTTACCAATATTTGAAACCAAGGATTTTTTTGAATTACAAAAGCGTGATGCTAGAGGAATGATTGATTGGCCTAGAGGAAAAGTATATGAGTGGCAAGGGAAGTAGACCGAGACCCTATTCGGTAGACAATGAAACGTTTGCTAGTAATTGGGATCGGATTTTTAGTAAGAAATCTGGTATGGTAGGCAGAATGAAGTACGCCATCAAAGTATCGACCAATGACTCTTTTTATTATATCACTGAAGACACGGGTTCCTGTGCTGATTTGGTGGTAGAATTGTTCGAAACAAGAGAAGAAGCAGAGGAAACAGCCAACACTATTCGTGCTGCTGGATGTGGTGGTACAGTAGAAATCATACAGTGGTTAGATTAATTTTGTATTGACTTCCGATACAAAAGATGATAAGATTTAATCTTAGATTGTTCAAGTAAGGAATTTATCATGAAAATTGAAGTAGGAAAAGAGTACACCATTCACCCGATGTACAAAAAGAGTTTTGACCAGTGGGAAGTATGGAAAGATAACGAGAGCGGTGACCGTTGCCGAGTTGAGTCTAACTTTCGATCTGGTGCATATATCGTAAAGATCACCAACGAAGAAGAGAAAGAACTGCTCGAGTCTTATCTTGATGAGAGTGCTAGTGGTCAATGTGAACCAGAGTGCGAATTCTCCGAGTTTGAAATGGTAGATTATTTCGATGAGTGCGCCTGTTTCTACTATCCCATACTGACCGAGAATTCTCCTCTGTCTGATGAATGGTTAGATGAAGAACTGTGCGAAAATGGAACCAGTTGGTTCTTTGACAACAATTGGGATCACGAATATACAGAGGTGTTTATGGGTTTGCCCTTGACTGCCGATGAGGTTGACCCCGACAACCGATATCAAACGAGGTTTTGATCATGAGTGAAGAAAAGTATGTGTGGCATCGCCCTCACAAGTCCGAAGAGTATTATGAAAGCCAAATCTGTGACCAAGTATGGGAACAGATCACTGAGCATTTTGGTGTTGGAGAGATTACTGAAATCACTCCAGACCAAGTGAAAGAGATTGAAGAGTGGCGTGAAGAGAATCTGAGCGAGTACAGTGTACTTCAAGTAGGATTCTCAAACTTCATTCAGCAGTGGGAATCAGAACGATGGGAAGCTGGTCTAGACGATGGGTGAAACATGGGTGAAACATGAGTAAAAACTTTGTTGAAATTGACGCAGACCCTTGGTTGACTGCCGAGGGCAATATCGCAACCGAAGTGTACTTTGGGACGGCTTGTGAAGCGGCTTATACCAAATCCGTGACACTAAAAGATTTAATCGACAAGGAACTGGAATCTTTTATCAGTCCCAGAACTCTTAAAATCGATGAGTATCACGCCGATGATACAAAAAACCTTATTAAATCTTTAAAAAGTGCTGTTAAGTATGCTGAGAAACGTGCGAAGGAACTGGGTTATGAAAAATAGATATGGTGATGAGTATCATTGGGAAAAACTCAATGACAAAGAATACCAGTTTCACATGACTGGTACTTCAATGAACCACTGTCGTTTTGGTGGTAAAAAGGGTCAGGAAGGCCTTGATCCGAATGATCTCGGTATGTTTGACCCCAGCGGCGGCCCGTATGTTGCAGTTGGTTCTAAGATTTACTTTGATGAGAAAGGTGATGAACCTTTGATTGTGGAACGTATTCGTAGTACCGATGAAGGTATCTTCGTAGAGGTGAAGTTATGAGTCAGTCAATATTCGATCTAGAACAACAAATAATGGAATGCTGGAATGTTACCAGAGACATTGAGTTGGTAACACAACATCTCGTAGATCATTCAGATGGATATAGTGATGATGATATCATGAACAAATACATGGCTATCAAGGATTTATATGAGATCAAATTTGATGCTATGTGGAGAACATTTGAGACCGTCTGCGAGGAATATCATGAAGGACAACGTAAAGCGAGCGCTGTACGAAGCAACGACTGATACGGGAATTGCCGCAATGGTAAACATTCCGTTGAACTTTGTCCTATTGTATGTGTGCATTGATCTGTACAATCTGCCAACCGTGTGGACTTCTGTGATTATGACAACACTATTCACAATGTATGCCATAACGAGAAAAACATTTATCAGACTTTATTTCCAAAGGAAACACGATGTCCTATGATCAAAGCATAGGTGATAATCATAGAAGAGTCGCATGGTATAAAGAACATTTCACTGGATTTGACGTTATCGTTGAATTGGGAGTTGCCACGGGATATACTTCCAAGGTTCTTATTGAGTGCGCCAGAAAGAAAGTTTACGGTGTAGACTTCGCTG